CAGCAGGAAAAGTAAGAGTATGGGCAGTATTATGTGATATTAGCGGTTCAGATGAAACTGCTTCTAACTCATCATAAAATAAATTAACTTAGGGGGATGAAATATTCCCCCTTTTTATAAAGGAATCATATGGCTAAATGGGATATGACAAAGACTGAAAAAATTACTCCTTTATTCGATGATAATGATTTAAAGGAGGATGTATCTAGATTAGAGAAAAAAATAGATACAATATTAACCTTGCTTATTAATAAGGAGGCAAACAATGACAAGGATAGACCTAAGCCCATTTCGGGCAATGACAGTGGGGTTTGATAGCTTATTTAATGATATAGCTGACTTTCGCCCAAGTAGTTATCCACCCTATAATATTGAAAAGGTAGATGACTATGAGTATAAATTAACTTTTGCTGTAGCAGGATTTTCTGAAAAAGATATTTCTGTAACACAAAAAGAAAATACTCTAGCAATTGAAGGAAACATAACTCCTTCAGAAAAAGAATATCTTTATAAAGGTATAGCGGAGAGAACATTTAAACAATCATTTAAACTATCTGAATATATGAATGTTAAATCTGCTAAATTAAAAGATGGTATGCTAAATATAACACTGGTACAAGATTTACCAAAAGAAAAGCAACCACGACAAATTAAAATAAATTAAATAATGTGGGGTATATTAGCCCCACACAACGAGTTTAAAATGATTAAAATATGGTTTATGCTAGTATTAGTATCTATACCTAATGCACCTTCAGTTAAATATAATGGATTTATTTATCCAAGTGAAGAAGATTGCCAAGTAGCTAGATATGAATTACATGAAGCATACAATGAAAAGTCTACAGAATATAAAGAAGTAACAATAATAGATTCATATTGTGTAGAATTTAAAAGTTTTCCAATAGCGGGGTTAAATAAAACAGGAGTATAATGGCAACATATCTAACATTAACAAATAGAGTATTAAATGACTTAAATGAAGTTGAATTAACATCTGCAAACTTTAGTAGTAGCAGAGGTATTCAAACGTCTGTTAAAAATTTTGTTAATCGTGGATTACATGATATTTATAATGAACTAGAAGAATTACCAAGTCTTCATAAAGAATCTTATTATGTAACAAATGCAGGTCAAAGAGAATACGCTTTACCTACTGCTGATTCTCCTCAAAGTGGAGATTTACAATGGCGTAAGATAGATTGGGATACAATATATATTAAACCAAATGAATTAGTTACTAATGGAGAATTTACTTCTAATATAAATAGTTGGACTACTATTGCAGGCTCTGGTAGTGCCGCTTATAATAGTGGAGGTAATGGTCGATTACGATTAAATGATTATGCGGCTTATCAAGCTATTACAACAAGTAAAAATACAGAATATAGAATACAAGTAAAAGTATATGATTCTAATAGTTTAGGACAAGCTTTAAAAGTACAAGTTGGAACTGCGGCTGAAGGAACACAAAATTTAAATACAACATTAACAGTAAGTAATTTTGGTGAAGGTGCAGTATTAGATACAACATTTACAGCAACAGCACAAACAAGTTATATTACATTAAATAATACAGTTACAACAACTAATTTAGATGTTGATTATGTTAGAATATCTAGAAATACTAGACCAAGAAGATTACCTTTTATATCTTATGATGATTGGGTAAGACGTTTTTCAGAAAGAGACTTAACTAATTTAAGCTCTGCATATGCGGAACCAGATTATGTATATAAAACGCAAAGTGGTAAATTAGGATTAACACCTATACCAGATAGAAATGATTATAAAGTAGTTTTTGAATATTGGAAAGAACATACAGAATTATCTGCACATGGTGATACACCAGACTTAGATGATAGATATGCTGATTTAATTGTTACTAAAGCAAGATATTATGCATATCAATTACGTTCTGACCCAGAACATGCATCTATTGCATTAAAAGAATACAAAGATGGAATAGAAAGATTAACTAATGATATAGTTATTAAACCAGAATATATTAGAGATTTAAGGGTAAATTTATACAGTGCCTAATACTTCACAATTAACACCTACAGTTGTAAGTTGCTATGGAGGTCTTGTATTAAACAGAGATGTTTTTACTATGAGGCCCGGAGAAGCATTACAATTAACAAATTTTGAACCAGATATTGAAGGTGGTTATAAAAAAATGTTAGGTACAGCACATTATAATGATAATATTGTACCGCAAGTATCATCATCTAGTGAAATTGTTGATATGACAGCTATATTTAATGATGTAGTATTAGCGGCTAGAGGTGGTACTATTTCTCGAGCAAGCACAACTGGTTCATGGACATCTGTAGTTACAGGAAAGAGTACATCATTTAGATATGACTTTGAGCGTTATAACTATAATGGCACAGAAAAAATAATGATAGCAACTGGTGGAGATGCCGCTTTTTCTATTGACACATCGTATAATGTTGATATAATAAATGCAACGGGTGGTGGAACTGCTCCAACAAACCCTAAATTTGTATCATCATTTAAAAATCACATGTTTTATGCAGGTATGTCAAACGCTATATCTAGCGTAATATTTTCTGGCCCTTTTACAGAAGATGACTTTGACACAGGTGGTGGAACAATAAAAGTTGATACAACAATAGTTGGACTTAAAGTTTTTCGTGAAGAATTATTTATATTTGGTGAAGATAGAATATTTAAAATAACAGGCTCATCAAGTTCTGATTTTGCTGTTACACCAGTTACTCGTAGAATTGGTTGTGTAGATGGTAAAAGTATACAGGAGCTTGGTGGTGACTTAATTTATTTAGCACCAGATGGTTTAAGAACTATTGCCGGTACAGAAAGAATTGGTGACGTAGAATTAGGTACAGTATCTAAACAAATACAAGCACGTATTAGTGATATTGGAACAGATAATATTACTTCAACAATTATAAGAAATAAATCACAATATAGATTATTTTATCCATCAACGAGTGGAACAGAAGCTTTATCTAAAGGAATAATAGCTGTATTAAAAGCAAATCCAGAAACAGGAACACTTGGATTTGAATATGCAGATATAAAAGGATTAAAACCATCTTGCACTGATTCATTTTTTATAGGTAGTGATGAAACAATAGTGCATGGTGGATACGATGGTTATGTATACAAACAAGAATCTGGAGGTTCTTTTACAAGAGCAGGTTCTACATTTACAATGACAGGTTTTTACCGCTCACCAGATATGTCACTTGGTGACCCCGGTATAAGAAAAAATATGCAACGAGCTTTAGTTAACTATAAAGTTAACGAACAAATGGATACAACTAACCAAACATTTACACTGAGATACAATTACGATGACACAAATACTCCTCAACCTTCCTCTTACTCATTTTCTTCTGCACAAGTTGCGGCATTTTATGGGAGTGGTACTTACGGAACTTCTGCTTATGGCTCATCTGGATTTCCATTGGAGCGAGTATCTGTGGAAGGGTCTGGATTTGTTGTGGCATTTAAATTAGAAGATGAAAGTACGAAACAAGCATTGTCCTTACGAGGATTTGAATTAGAATACGTTAACGGAGGAAGAAGATAATGGGAGCGACCTATACAAGACAAAGTACTATTACTGATGGTGCAGTCATTGAGGCATCACATTTTAATGATGAATTTGACCAGTTATTAGCTTTTGCGGCATCCAGTACAGGACATACTCATGATGGTACAAGTGCTGAAGGTGGCCCAATTACTAAACTACTTGGTAACACATTAACATTTGGTGCAGGTACTGCAGGTACAGATATAGCAATTACATTTGATGGTGAGTCAAATGATGGTGTTATGAAATGGATGGAAGATGAAGATTACTTTGAATTTTCAGATGACCTTCTTGTAGCTAGCACAGAAAAATTACAGTTTAGAGATACAGCAATATATATTAATTCATCTGCTGATGGACAATTAGATTTAGTTGCTGATACAGAAATACAAATAGCGGCTACTACAATAGATATAAATGGTGCTGTTGCACTTAATGGTGCTATTACAGGTGCTACTAATATTACATTATCTGGTGAATTAGATGCGGCTACTCTAGATATATCTGGTGATGCAGATATTGATGGTACTTTAGAAACAGATGCACTTTCTATAAATGGAACAACTGTTACATCTACAGCCGCAGAATTAAACATACTTGATGGCGTAACAGCTACTGCCGCAGAAATTAATGCACTAGATGGTATAACTTCTACTGTAGCAGAACTTAATATATTAGATGGTGTAACAAGTACTGCGGCTGAGTTAAACTTAGTAGATGGTATTACAGCAGGAACAGTGTCTGCTTCAAAAGCAGTTATTGTAGATTCTAATAAAGATTTAACTGGTCTTAGAAATTTAACTATATCTGGTGATTTAACAGTATCTGGTGATGATATTACTATGGGTACTAACACAGCAGGCAATTTACTTGTAGCTGATGGTACAAATTTTAATTCTATAGCTGTAGGAGATTTATCTGAAATATCTACAGTAGCTAATGATGATGTGTTCTTAGCAATAGATACATCTGGCGGTGGACTTAAAAAGATTGCAAGAAGTGCA